AGGAAGTTGGCATACAGCCCGCGCAGCGCCTCCACGATGCCGCGCGAGGCGCTGGCCTTCTCGGTCAGGATCACGCCACGGCCCTGGGTGCCCTCGTTGAGCTTCACCACGTGCGGCGGCGGGCCGAGCATCGAGAGCAGATCGACGGTGTCGTCCGGGTTGTCGCCGAACACCGTGACCGGCATGTCGATGCCCTTGGACGCCAGGATCTGGTGCGCGCGCAGCTTGTCCCGCGCGCGTAGGATCGCGTCGGAGGGGTTGGGCGTGCGGGCGCCCATCATCTCGAACTGGCGCAGCACGGCCGTCCCGTAGCGGGTGACTGAAGCACCGATGCGCGGGATCACCGCGTCCACCCCGGTGATCGGCCGGCCCTTGTAATGCATGGTGAAACCATCCGCGGCGATGCGCATGTAACAGCGCAACGGATCGAGGATACGCACGGTATGGCCCCGCGCACGGGCGGCCTCCACCAGGCGACGCGTGGAGTACAGCTTGCTGTTGCGGGACAGGATGGCGAGTTTCATCGCGGCGCAGGGGCTGGGAAGCGCGAAGCATAGCGCGTGGCGTGTAGGCCGCGATGACGGACGGCGCTCGCGATCCAGCTGCCCGCATCCGGCACTTTCCCGCTGTTAATGGGCTGGGTGCACGCCGCGAGACCGGGGCGCCGTCTTCAACTATCAAGCAGAGCAGTGCCGTACGAGTTGTCTACAGCGCAAAGCCAGTTGCCGTCCGGTTCCCGACGAAACACGTAGGTGGCCCGGCGAACCGTCGAGATCGGAGCGCCCTCTTCATCGGTGGTATCCAGCCAGGTTTCCATGACAACCAGCGCCGTTTCCCCGCCCTCAATCACTTCCATCTTGCCTTGGCGGACCTTCAGTTTGCCGTCGAAGTAAGAAGAGATTGCCTCGAATGCGCTTTTGATCTGGTCCTTGCCCCTGGCGTACATGCCCGGCTTCACCACCAGGGTGGCGTCATCTGTGTAGAACCGCATCAGGCCATCGAAGTCCTTCGCCGATATGGATCGGTCTGCGGCTTCGATAAGGGTCTTCAGGGGATGATCGGACATTCTTGACTCCAAAAATGGCCGCGGCGGAAGAACAAAACCCGCCTCGCGGCGGGTTGCGTTGTCTGATCACAAGACGCGCTCTACCCACCCTTATGGAGGGTGGCAATAATCAACGTGCGGGCGCGTACAAGTGGCATGCAGTGACCGTATCACTGGCGTCGAAAACTGGCAAACCCGCCAGCAAGCCCCAGCTGGAGGCTCGATCGAGACACAGGCCTGACCTGAGCACAAAAATTGCGGAGGGGATCGGAGGGTGCGGAGCGGCCGGCATCCCCAAAAGCACTGGAGGACATGGAGCGGGTGAAGGGAATCGAACCCTCGTCAGTAGCTTGGGAAGCTCATGGGCATACCATTACAAATCAATAGTATAGGCCTGGTTTCCGCTCCGCAATCTATGAGCAACCACCACAAAAAGTGCCTCGTTTCAGAGGGCGTCCTGAGGGATTGCGGAGCGGATTTTGGCTGAGCTTTGACCCCCGACTGGCCGGAGCTACCATTGAATCTCTACACAGGGGAAATGGAATGACCATCAGTGATTGGATGATCGTAAGCGCGACGCTCTTGGGGCCGATCATCGCTGTCCAGGTTCAGAAGGCGATCGAACGAGCTAGGGACAGCCGTAATCAGAGGACCTGGGTCTTCCATCAGCTGATGGCCACGAGGGCAGCCCAGCTATCCCCCCAACACGTTGAAGCCCTGAACATGATCGATCTGGCGTTCTACGGAAAGGGCCCCGGCCGGCGCCGCAAGACCGCCCAGCGAGTTCTCGATCAATGGAAGGAGTACTTAGACCACCTCTCGGATCGCGATCTACGAGATCGAGACTCTAACGGCTGGGCCTCCAAGGGTGTGGACCTGCAAGTGGAACTGCTCGTGGCCATTGGCCAGGACGTTGGCTTTACCTTTGATCGCGTCCAGCTTCGAAAAGGAGCGTACAACCCGGAGGCTCACGGGAGGATGGAAGACGAGCAAAACTTGGTGCGGCGTCTCGCTATAAACGTCTTGGAAGGCAGGACGCCGCTGTCTATGAACGTAGCAAGCTTCCCAGTGGATGAAGATGCCCTACGCGCCCAGACGGAGCTGTCCACCAAGCTGGGAGGGCTGATCGCTGATGGAGAGATTAAGGTTCGCCTGGTGGCGTCGGATGGGGCGCCACCATCAGGTGATAATGACCGGACCGCCGATGCGGCAGGCGTCACGTCCTCAACTCCTACCATGTCAAGGTCGCGGAAGATCAATAGAAACAACGACTAAGCCGATCACCCGCGATCATTGGCGGCCTACGGAAATCAATGGCTTACACGTGGCCTGGGGTCAGTTTGGGGTCAGTCCCTCAGGCGGCCTGGTCGTCGTCCAAGGGCTGCAGCCGGTTGGCGATACCGTCGAACCGCGCGGCCTCGACGCGGAGCCGGTCAGCGCCACGCCGGCGACTCGCCCTCGCCCGCCAGTCACCGCTGCGAATGCTGTCCAGATCGTCGGCCTGCTGCCATAGCGAAGCCGCCCTCGCGCGCGCCCAGCGCGCCTTGCCGATGCTCTTTTGATCCATGGACCCACTGTCGCCGCCGGCGGTCGCACGCGCCGATACGGAGGCAACGCCGGCTGACTCAGGCCGCTACAGCTTCGGGTTCGGGATTGCGTCCAAGCGCCTTTGCTGCTGGATCTCGGTGCGGGAGAGCCTGCGGGCCGGCTCGTCGTTGGCCACCAGCCGAGCCACAGCCTCCTTCAGAGGCACCCCATCCAGTACCCGCGCTGCGCACCAGCGCTCTGCGTAGCGCTTTCCCTGACGGACGCTTGCCGCACGTACCTCTTTGTCCTGCCAGAGCTTCCTGCAGGACAGGACGACGCGGATGCCATGGGCACTCGGCTGCACGCTGGCGATCTGACGGTTTCGCCACCACAGCCCCCAGTGGTCACCGTGCTGCACCCAGCCTTGAGGCGTAGGGGCGGTCATGAAGCCGGTGGAGTTACAAGGCGGGAGCATGGGCGCAGGATACGGACCGGGGTCTCAGATTCCGCGACGGGCCGTCGGGGCGATGCAAAGGCCCCAGCGGTGGGCGACTCAGACCCCTCAGCGCCCGGCCGGGTCGAACACGACGGCACAGCCTCGTTCAAACGTGGCCAACTGGTACGCTCCCACAAAACCTCACGGAGCAAGCCATGGATCATCAAGAAGGACGATCAGCACCCGATCGGCTGGAACAGCTCGAAAGCCAAGTCGAGGCGCTCATGGGCCATGTCAAAGCACTTGAGTACGGCCTTCGGCTAGTCATTGCTACCCATCCGGCACCTGAGCTGGTGCTGCATGCGCTGGACAGCATGGCGGACGATATCTTTACGCCGCCGTCGTTCACCGGAGAGGCAGCGAGTCCAATGTACCAAGCTGCCCTGCAGCAAGGTCTGGGGATTGTCAGAGAGCAAATCACCGAATCCTTGCGATCGCCCCCATGACGAGTGACTACCCTATCGCTGCGTCCCCTACGCAGCCAGCCGATGCTGGTAGTACGGATGCCGCTTGTCGTCGAAGATTGCGTACAGCGCCCCCAAGTCGGCCGGGTTTGGGTTGAGCCAAGCATCCAAGTGTTCGGGCTTGATGTTGATGATCGTCCGGTCATGGCCAGCCTCGGCGACCTCGGGCTCGGGGTCATCGGTGATGGCGGCGAACGACAGCAGATCGGGCTCCTTGCCGGCCGGGTCCACCCAGTGCGACCACAGGCAGGCCACCAACATTGGGTCGCCGGTGCGGGGCGTGAACTGCACCACCTGGTTGCTGCCGTCCGGCCCCTCCACGTTCTCGTAGAAGGTGTCCACCACCATCAGCGCGTGCGTGTAGCCGAAGGCCGGCCGCCAGAAACCCTCCAGGCTGTCGCGCCTGGCGTTGTAGGTGCCGGGGTAGCGCTGGTCGTAGCTGGCCGGCTTCCCGGCTAGCCGGCACTGGTAGCGCATCGGCTTCACCACTCGGCTGCCGCCCTCGGACACGATGACGGTGCCGTACACCCCGGGGAAGATCCGCGAATCTCTTGCCACGTGGTCAGTGCGCCGGAGGTCGGCCAGCTTGCCCTGGGCCCGGGCAATCTTGTTGGTCGCCACTCGCACGTCGTTCTCGGCCTTCTTCGTGAACCTGGTCTGCAGCGCGCGCTCGGCGTTCACTAGGCGGGTCTTCTGGGTGAACAGCTCCTGCTCAAAGGCAGTGGCATCTCGGGCGTTCCAGTCCTGAATTGCCGCCCAGACCGCACGCTCGACAGGGGTCTTGCCCGCCGCGAATGCATCATCCATGGCCTTCGGCGTCTTTGGCCGCTTCTTGCCGGGATCGTGGGCATACAGCGCCGTGAACTCGTCCATAGACACGACTGCGCCGAACTCGCGCACGAGCTTGTGGTAATCGGCCTTGATTTGAGCGGAATAGCACATGGCCGGATTACACCACGGCCCGCTCAAGGATCCGTGAGCGAAGAAAGCTGCTGAACCTTAACAAGCGGACGGCTATGATTCACCTTCGAGGGATCCCGGCCCGTCGCCAACCACAGAGGCCCATGCCCAACACCGGACATTTCTATCTCGTTGACGTCAGTGGCCAAGCCGATGAGGCTGGGCGGCTCCTTGAAGTAACGAGCGTTCAGTGCCGATGCCTGCCGTGCGGCTGGTCGTTTGATGCCTTGCCTGGCCGGGGCCTGATTGCCATTGCGGGAGGGGCCGTTCTCGCCTGCCCGCATTGTGAGAATCGTCAGGCCGTCAGCCTCGCTAGATTTTCTGAGTTTATTGACCGCGTTGGCAGCGGGTCTCGTCCTGCACCCCCGGATGCCGATCACCTGAGCCGCTAGGGGGGTGAAACGGTGGCAATGCTGCTGGCGAGCAAGCTACCGCCGATGGAAGCCTACCGCGTCGGCAGGCGATCAACACGCCGAGCAAGGAGCTTGAGGGACCCCTGGAGGCTCGGGTTCCATCCGAGGCCGCGCTATTAAAGGTGGCCAATCGTCTCCGATGGCCACCCATTTGAAGCCTATTGCCATCAGCCTACATCTGCTGAGCGCACTCCAAAGTGCCTTCGGTTGATCGCCATTGGCAGACGATAATCAGATTGTCATTGCCACCGCTGATCCCGTTAAAGCGCGCACCGATGTCCATCAGCGCACCGAGGAAGTCATCGACACTGGTCCCGCCATTGAACGTCCACGTACCAGCGTACTCTTGCGTGTTCTCGGCGGGCAGCACCTGCCCGTCGGCGAAACGACCGCTTCCAGGGACGTAGCTGTAGTCCCCAAATGCTGACGACTTAACAAAGGTGGACCGGCTTCCATCGTCGCCTTTGATCACCACCTTCACTTGGAACGTCGCTTGGTCCCCAAAGAGGTTGTTCACCAAGTAGTAGAGGCGCTCCATACCCGCTTTGAATCCGTCACGAACAGAAATCCGGCTGTCAATCCTCGTCTGTATAGCAGCCCGAATGTTGACGTTACTCTGGATGTCGTACGCAGTGATGCTGGGATCAAGCCAAGGCGCCTGGTCTCGAATTTCCTGAATTGGAATCTCGATACTCATGACCATTGGCTGGCCATATATCTGTGCGGCGGCCTGCAACTCCTGCATTGCAGCTTGCTCTGCAGGAGATGCCTCTGCCTCCACCACGTTCATCTCCTCACCAAATTCAATGGGAGACTCACCCCAGCCCGACACTTGATAGTGCCGAAGAATTCCAGCGCTGACGTTGTAAATGGTGTGAGAACCGTCGCCCGAATACATGGCGAGCTCTCGCATCTGGTAAGCGTCACAACCATCACACGGCAACGTAACGGCTTCCACCGGAGCGGAATAAAGCGCCAACCCTGCGACTACCGCCAAAGCACTTACACATGATCTAATCATGCTCATTCGACATCACTCCTTGATCTAAGACAACTCTCGATTGAACCGCTCATGAATGTGAGCCAACCGTTTGTCTCATAGATGTCATGTACTCGCAAGAACACCTGTCACAAAACTCGAGGCACTCGCTCCTGCGTCATCAATGCGTCGAGCATGCTCATTTTCTTCATTCACCACTACATGCCGGCGTGGTTGAAGGCGAGCCAAGCCCGTGACTTGTTGGCGGCCGATCCTAACGATGCGATGGCGATGCTGCGGACCGGTTAGCCGTGCGGTGAACACGCCCCGCAAAAACCAACGGGCCCTGCTGGACCAAACCGCCTGAGGCCTTAGGAGGCCTCGTCTTCGGGCTCGACCTCCGCGGTGAAGGCATAGACCCTGCCCACCGTCAGCGCGCCGGCATCCCCAGGCGAAACGGTCAGATTCAACTGAGGCACCCCCGCCTCGACCGGAACGAAGTTGAGCATGATCGCACCGGGCTGGTCCGCGGTTTCCATCTTCATTTGTAGCTTTGCACGAAATTTCATCGATATCTCCTGGTTATGCGGCGACTGGAGCGCTGGTCGCCGCGTCAGCGGTTGGAACTGAGCGGCATGGCCGCCTATGGCTCTTCGGTACTGACCACTGCGATGGTCTGGTTCTCGATCTGCGGGACCGCCTGAGTGGTGAGCGAGCCCTCGTAGATGAAGCTCTGGTACGTAGACCCCTGCTCGGTCGCGGTGAATGAGCCGCTGCAGGTGAAGTAGTACTGCTGCTGCCATCCGCCGTTCGGCAACTGCGGAATGCCAGCGTCACGATCGTGATAGGTGTTGCTGACCAATACGGCGGATGCCGGAAAAGCCTGCTGGGAAACCAACTCCAAACCTGCACCCGAGTTTCGACGCAGGCGTAGAACGGTGCTGGTCACGATTGCTGGCGGCGGCGGCTCGTTGCTCGAGGATCGTCCGTCATACCAGGTGGTGTAGGTCGGAGAAAACGTGCTGAACGACGCCACCACCACCCGCTGTTTGCCGTGCGCCGCGAAAGGACCGACCTCGACGTATGGATTGGCGGCGGTGCTGCTGGTGCGATTGGCATTCTTCCAGATGCCTGCCGACAGCGAGCCGCCCCAGTACGCGTTGCCGCTCACATCCATCCACATCGTGGCATTCATCTTGTTTGCGGCGCCGGCACCCACGTTCGGCCCGAAGTAGTCCATCAGGTCGCCGTTGCCAAAGCCGGTGCCGATGATCCGCTGCGAGTTCCCCTTCCATACGCGGATGTAGCCATCGCGCATCTCGATACCTTCCGGCTTGTTCGGACTGAGGATCTGAAGGACGTTCGCCAGGATCTTCATGTCGACGACCTTGCCGTCGTTCTTCGTGACCATGCCGCCGGTCAAGCCGTCGGCCGTGACGTAGAGGCTATAGCCAGCCAGAGTCTCGCCTCCCCCCGCCGAGTACGGGGAGGGGCCAGTCTGCCCCTCTCGCATCTCTTCCAGCATCGGCTGGAAGATCCAGAAGTAGTTGCCCTCGTTGTTGCTGAGGCCCAGACCTCTTAGATAAAACCCGACCCTTGCATAGACTGCGCTGGCCGGCGCCACCATCGACGCGCTCAAGCGCTTCATCCTGTCCAGCGTGATGGGCGGGCGGACGTTCGTGGCATCCGCTGGACCGGAGTACTGCTCGCCAACTGTGTTGCCGTTGGCATCCCTGAAGGAAATCAGGATAGCCAAGCCCACCCGGTGGCAGTTGATGTATGCGGAAAAGCAGTAGCGCTTCCCAGCCACAACGGGCACGGGCTGCTCGTCACCAGCCCAGAACTGGGTGTTCAAGGCAAGATTCGAGGGTGCAGATCCACCGAAATGGGCCAAGCCAGGCGGAGCCCACTCGGGCCCAGCGACCAGCCCCAGTTCGTTCCATGTGCCGTTTCCAGAGTTCCACCACCCCCAACCACGACGCCCATCCTTGAACAACGTGTTGGAGAGCAGGTTGCCGCCACCGGTCATCGTGTCCTTCACCATGGCCGTGAGCGTCTGCACCACCTGAGTGTCAGCTTTGCCCGCAACGCTGGCACCGACCTGGTTGACCTGCTGCCCGAGAGCAGTGATCTGGCCGCCCTGCTGAGTGACCGTCGTGGTTAGCGCGCTCAGCCCGGTGGCCGAAGCATCGGCAGTCGTTTTCGCGCCGTGGGCGTCCGTCACGTCCTGCCACATCACGTTGTCGATCAGCAACGCAACATTCTGCGGCGTCTGCCCGTTGCGTCCTTGGATGGCCACCCAAAGCTGGGCTTTCACCGTTGGATTGCTGATAGTCACGTAGCCCGAGATCTTGGTCCAATTCGCCAAGGCGTCCATACGCTGCGTGCCAGTAGTGGGGGCGGAATACCACGCTCGCACGCCAGCCGAATTCACGCCGCTCACCCCTATCGAATAAGTCGAGCCGCCCGGAGCGACAGCATCTGGGTCGTTCTTGAGCCAGGCCTCCACAAAGTAGACGCGACCTTCATTGGTCAGGATCTCCGGCCCGAAGTAGACGTCGGTGTTTGTGTTGCTCGGCGCACCGGTGCGCAGTAGGCGCGCCGCCCGAACACCGAAGTAAGCCCGCGCCCCAGCGGAGCCGGCGATTGCTCGAAGCGCACCGGTCGAGGACTGGGATATCAGCGCGTCGGCCGCATAGCCCTCGAAGCCTGCATCGATGAGGATGTTGGGCCCTGCGGCCTGCGTAGCAGCGAGCGCGGCATTAGCGCTCGTGATTGCCTGGCCCTGAGCAGTGATCGTGCCTTCGAGCAACGTCACCTTGCCAGTCAGACTGCTGGCGGCCGCAGCAGAGAGAGCAGCACTGGCTGCAGCTTCGGCTACGCTTGGCATGTATTGCGTCGCTACCTCGCCCATCTGGAACTGTACATTGTCGACATCGAGCTGCATCGACGCTGCTGATGGCCCACCAATGATGCGGAAGATTGCCCGGCACTGACCGGTATCGGCCGGGGCGAGAACAGGATCGGAGATCGCGCGGACAAACTTATCTGTCAGTACAAAGTTCTTTGTTACCGTTGATGTCACCACATCGCTGCCATTACGGCACTGAATGATCAGCTGACACGTTGCACCGGGCGTCCCCTTTACCATCCCAGATAGAACGTACCTCTGGCCTGATTCAATCTTGGGTTGATAACCAAGTGCAGGCTCGACACCCACATACTGGCCCGTGCCCTGCAAGATCGCAGACACGCTGACGTGCCTTGCGGATCCCGGGAGCGAGCTCGGCGAATACCCGACTGTCGTACCGCCGCTGGAAGAACTCCGCCAGAAGGGAAGGAGTGTCGTTAACGAGTTGCTGTTCTCGAAACTGCTATCGAGCAGCAGATTGTCTCCGCCGATGTTCTGCAGGCTCGCGGTGACATTTGTCAACGAGGCGCCTTGGCTGGTTACAGTGTTGCCGATCTGGGTAACCTTTGTGTCCAACGTGTTGAGCGCGCCAGCGTTTGCACTCGCTTGACTCTGTGCCGCATTGGCGGTCTGCTGCGCTGCCGCTGCAGCCGCGGCAGCGTCCGTAGCCGCCTTGTCGCTGACGGCAGCCCACGCTGTCCCGTTCCACCGCTTGGGCGTATTGGCATTTGCAGTGGAGTCGATCCACAGGTTCTGCGGCAGGCGATCGGTAGCAGCCGGCAACGCCGCCCCATAGATGACCTTGCCTTTCGCCCCTGCGGCGTCGGCTGCAGCCTGCGCAGCCTGCTGGGCGGCTGTGACGTTGCCGTTGGTCTGAGTAAGCCCGGACTGGACTTGCCCAATCAAAGTTGCCTGCGCATTCTGCGTCCCTTCGATAATGCCGGTTCGCGTAGTGAGGGAAGACAAGCCAGATGCGGTGGCCGCTATCTGCTCTTCGTCGGTGACGTCGACGAGTTCGAAGTCATCGACCAGGACATAGCCCGCAGTGTTGCGAATGCCGGCTGACAGGCGGAACCGCGCTGTGCCCTCTGCAATCGTGAAGACGGCCTCCACCAACGTCCAGTTGGTCCAACCCGAGTTATAGGTGCGCGCCCACTGCAGTACTTCCGTGCCGTCAGTGCGGATGGCACCTACGCGGATCTTTGAATTGTCGGTGTCGCCGACGTAGTCCGCGCTGACCTTTACCCAGGCCCGCAGCCGGTAGCGCCGTCCTACTTTGACCTCGATTCCCTCATTGAGGTTCGCCTGTGCCGAGGCGACCACCCCAATCGGCAAGCTGGCACCTTTCAGGCACCTGCCGCCACCGCGACCTTCCGTGGCGCTGACCGACCACGCGCCAGGCTGACCGCCCGAGATCTGCCATCCAGCGAGGTCGTTGCCTATATCCCCGTTGTTCACCAGATTCACGCCGCGGCTCATTGCGGCGCGCAGATCCGACGACACCTTCGTCGTCGCTTGGGCATTGGCCTGGTCGGCGGTCACCATCGCGTCCTGCAGCGTCGTCACCGACGCGCTCGTGGCGAGGCCGCCGCTGCCGGCAGGCATGCGGGCTTCCATCGTCGTGATGCGTTGTAGCTGCGCGCTGTCGGCCGTAGCACGGGCGGTTCGCTCGTCCGCGATGAAGCCGTGGGTCACCTTGCTGAGATCGCTACCCGTGTAGCTCCCGCGCATCTGGACAGCGAGGTCATCACGCTTTGTAGCCTCGGCGGCGAGTGCCGTGGTCTGTGCCAGGGCCTGTTCCTGCACTAGCGCCACACTGGCGCCCGGCGCGGGCCGCCCGATCGCGATGTAGTCGTACTCGACATAGTCGTTGATGGTCTGACCGCGGGTGAGCGCAATTCGCACCTGCCGTATCGGCGACGCGCCAGACCACGGAATATCGCTGATGTCCACGGTGGCTACGCCGGCGGCATCGAACGCCGGCGGCGCGATTGTTGTCGACTTCCCGTCGTTCCAAGCCTGATCAGCATCGGTCGTCCAGCGGACCAATCCAAGCCAAACCGGATTGCCGGTCCTGCGCATACGCAGCTTGATGAAGCGATAGGCGTTGCCGTCGATGCCCAGGGCCGCAGGCGACTGTGCGTAGGATGCGCTGTTGTTCGTCGGGCGGAGCCAGCCATCATTGAGGGCCGGCGCTCCGCCATTGCTGCCCCATCCTTCCACCGTAGTCGTAAAGTGCCAGATCGTCTTGCTGTCGAACTGCGTACCGCTGCCGGCGGCCACCTCGGAGAGCGCACGCGAGAGCGAAGCGAATCCGTTCTGCTGCGTCTCGCTGACCGAGGTGATGGCAGCCTCGCGCTCCATCTTCTCGTTAAGCAGCTGCGTAGCGCGGGTCCGGCTCTCGGCAGCGACCGCATCCATGGCTTGGCCAATCTGGGTGACGCGAGTCTTCCCCTCCTGCACCAGTCCGGCGTTCACCAGCCCGATATCGCGGGCGCGGCTGGCGGCTTCATTGGCGTCGGCCAGCATGCGGTCCACGATCTCCTTCTCCAGCTTCTGCTGGGCGGCGACCAGCTCGGCGGTGGTGGGCGCGGGTGTGGCCTCCACCACGGTGCCCTGCCCCGGCTTCCCCCGCACGGACGCGGTGATTCGGAAGAACCACTTCTGCCCGCTGCCATCGCTGTAGAGGTAGCGGGTTTCGGTGGTGCGGTGGATCTCCGTCCACGGCCCATTCTGGCTGGGGCCCCGCTCGACGATGTAGACCACCCCGGCCTGATCGACGGCGTCCCACTCGATCAGAACGCCGTCGGCCACCGGCTCAGGTGTCACGCCATCCACCGGCGGCGTCTCTGCGGACACGTACACCGTCGGGAACCATGACGAGCTCTGTGCCGTCACCGGGGTGACGGACGGCAGCGCGCCCGCCCCGATATCGATCAGGGTAATTTTCCGTTCTTGCATTGGGGATCCTTAGTTCAGCGCTTCGCGCAGTGACGCGCTGTTGCTCGTGCGTACGCCGGACGTGGTGACGCGCAGAAGGTCGCGGAGCACCTGGTTCTGTTCGGCCAGCAGGGTATTGCCCTGCTGTACGGCCGCCGTCGTCTCGGCCTGATCCTTCCCATCGACCACCAGATCGAACACCGCCCGGCTGAAGTTGTCCGGCAGAGCCTCGATCACGTCAGCCAGCTTGCCCATGCTGGTGCCGTCCTCGAGGTCAAGGTCGCCCACCTTCATGCTGTCGATCAGCCCGGTTACTTGGCTGTATAGGTTGTTGTAGTCCTTGCCGCTGGCGAACAGGTTGCGCCCGAAGCCCAGGGCCGCCTGTGCGGCCGCCTGCGCCGCGCTGCTGTCGCCGCCGGACACCGCACGCTCCAGCTCCCTCATCGTCTCCTGCAGCTTCTCCTGATCGGTCAGTGGCGACAGGTCGCTGATCGACAACCCGTACTTCATGGCCTTCTTGTCGGCGTCGATCTGGGCCTGCAGCTTCCCCATGTTGGTCGCCCGCAGAGCCTCGATCTTGGCCAGGTCTTCCGCCCGGGCGCCTGACAAGCCCAGCGCCTTGGCGTAGTCGTTGGCCGCCTTCACCTGCTGGCGGTACGTGCGCTCGATCGTCAGCGCCTGCGACTGGTACTGCGTCAGGTTGCCGGTGAGCAGCTGCGTGGACACGTCGGCCATCAGAGTGGCGTAGTTCCCCAGCAGCCCTGTGACCTTTTCGATCTGGGTGGCCAGATCCGTCCCGGCGACGCCGGCCAGGTCCTGGAAGTAGTCGACCGCCTTGTTGACCTTCTCGATCTCCATGCTGTTGAGCGCCCGGCCCAGCTCGTCGGCATTGCCGACGGCCAGCGCGATCGATGCACTCAGCGCGGAGAACACGTCCGCCGACTCGTAGTAGCCGTCGAGCTGGTTGCCGAACCCGGCCGCCCGAACCGCCTCGGTGAACAGGCGATCGGTTATGTCACCCAGATAGGCTTCGAGCTGGGCCTTAGCCTCGGTCGAGTCGGCCGACAGCGTCAGCTTGCCCAGGCTTACCCGGACGCCAGCCAGCTGCTGTCTCAGATCAACGCCCAGCTGCTTGGCGAGGTCCGTCGTCGCCCCGCGCACCTGGCGCGCGGCCATATCGAACGTGCGGTCGATGTTCGGGTCGAGGCCGGTGTACTGCGTCCACTTCTTGTCGCTGCGGAACAGGCCACCCTTCGCCTTCACATCGGCGTAGCTCTGGCCGGCGAACCCATCGAAACCGTAGCTGCCGGTAATGCCTTGCCCGGTGACCTTGGGCGCGCTCCGACCAAACAGCTTTGCGTGAATGCTGGAGCCGGACAGAATCGATGCCGTCTTGGCATTGAGGCCCAGGCCACGGAAGCCCTTATCCGCCAAGCCGACAGCGCCCGCCGTTGCGATCTTGCCGGCCCAGCTCTCGCCGTTGGCGATGTCCCATCCCTGATCGAACAGCTCTGCGTTTTTCATCATGCCGGCGATGATCCAGCCGATGATCGGGACCGCTGCCGCAGCGGTAGAGCCGGCAGCACCGGCGCCAGCTGCTGCGGACCCACCTGCAGCGCCGCCGCCGGTGAGTGCCGCAACGTTGTTGCCGAATCCCATGAGGCTGCCCGCGTTGGCGCCACTCGACGCGGCAGATCCGGCACTAAACAGCCCCTGCCCCTTGGACAACAGCCCGGCGATCGTCCCCACGTTCTGGCCACCGGCGGCGGATCCGTTCCCGCCGAACACCCCCATGATGCTCTGCATGCTGAAGCCGCCGCCCTGGCTGCCCCAGTTGCTGAAGCCTTCCATGATCCGGGTCTGGATCGGGATCACCAGCTTCTGCTGCAGCAGCTGGCGCGCGAGGTCGCGCAGTCCCTGCTTGGCCACGTCCTTCAGGTCATCCCACAGGCCGTTGAAGTCGCGCAGCCCACCGGCAACGAAGTCCGCCATCGCATCGGCGGCATCGCCGACGCCGTAGACCACCACGTTGGCCCATGCCTCGACGTTGGCCGCTGCCTCTTCAACCCGCAGTGACAGCGCCGCGGACGCATCAGCCGCAGCCAGCATCGACCGCTCATACTCTTCGTAGCTCGCCGCTCCCTTGGCCAGTGCCAGCGCTTCCTTGCCGCCGGCGGCCTCGACCGCCTTCTGCAATTCCTGCCGCATGTCCCGCTCATTGAGCAGCTGACGACGGTAAAGCTCGCGCGCGCGCCCGATCTTGCCCAGCATGGCCAGCTCGCCGTCCATGGTCGCAAGCAAGGCCTCCGGACTCGCAACGGCCCGATCCACCTCCGCAGCCACCTTGGCGTACTCCATCGCGCTCTGCGCCATCAGCACGTTGGCATCAGCCTGGGCGATATTGCCCTTGGCCAGCGCAGCGTTGTACTCGGCCATGTTCTGCAGGTGCTTGGCCATCGCCTCGTCGAGCGGGCCATTCATCGCCGCGGCGGCCAGCTCCGCCTGCTGGCGGTAGCGCTCAAGCGCGTCGGTCGCGGCCTTCTGCTCCTTGATCGCCGCCTTTTCACCCGCCTTCGCAGACTGCGCGGCTTTCTGGGCCACCTCGGTCTGACGAATCAGGCTCAGCCCCAGCGCGATCTGCTTGTTGTACTCAGCGCGTTGCTCCGCGCTGAGCTTGTCGGCGCCGCCGGCCGCGTTGATCTTCTGCCCGACGTCAACCATGAAGGCTGCCTCGGCGCCCTGCTTCAGGCGCACGAGGTTCACGAGCTGGCCGTCAATGCTGGACTGTAGCGACTTCAGGTGCTGGTCGATCCCATCGGAAGCGGCCTTGGAAGCTACTGCTTGGCGATTCAATGCTGCCGTCGTTGCATCGGTTTGCCGTTCGGCTCCATTGCTGGTGCCGATGAACGTGCCGAGCAGCTGATTTTGCTGCTCGTATTTCAGGCCCAGAGTGGCGGCTGACGCTGTCTGCTCAACAAACCTCTCGGTAATCCGCTTCGCAGCGGGCGCACCTTCCAAGAGCCTGGCATTTGCATTAGCGAGCTCAGCGGCGAACTGATCCGCGCTGACCTTCCCTGCCTGCAATTGCTCGCGCAGCGCGCGCACCTCCTTGCCATACTCACGAGCGGGGATGCCACCGACCTCGCTGTTCGCCACGCCGTACATACGATCAATTGCGCTGGCGATCGCGTCGTAACCCGCTTGCATTTCCTTCTGCAGTCGCAGGATCTCGCCCGCTTGCTGCTGCTTGTTCAGCTCGCGGAACTTATCGATGGTGTCATCCATCGTTCCGTTGAAATCGATGAACGCGCTATCGGCATCCTTGGTGCTGTCGCGGATCACCCACCAACCGGCCGCTGCAGTGGCGAGTGCGGCGGCAATCCCCACCGGGCCACCTAGTGCGGCGTAAGCAGATGACAATCCCTGCGCGGCAACGCGGGCGGCGGTCTGCGCCGCTGTGAGGCGAACAGTTGCTGGGACCATGCCCATCATGCCTACTGAGGCGCGATTGGCCACGACCGCGTTCGTCGCCCAGAGCGTATTCAGTGCGGCGATGCCCTTGGTCAGCTTGCCCCCAGCGTAGAACACGCCCAAGCCTACGCCGAGCGGAACTGCGGCCGCTGCCACCACGCTGAGGTTCTCGGCGAAAGAATTGACCGCTGCGGTAGCCGCAGCGATCCCACCGCTCTGTGCCTGGCTGCCCAGCAGGTCGTTGAAGGACTCTTTCAGGCCGGTGAGCGCTCCGCCCAGCGTCTCGCGAGCGGCCTTGGCTGCGCCGGCATAGGACTCTTCCATCACGCCCATGACGATGGCCTGCGCCTCGCCCAGCCTTCCGGCCGCCTCCAGCGACGCCAGCATGTCCTTCTGCTGCGCAGTGAACTTAAAGCCTTGCTTCGTCAGCGCAGAGACACCCTCGGCCGGGTATTCCAGCGCCTTGCCGACGGTCTCAGCGGACTGCGTAATGTTCTCACCTAGGCGTACCGACTGATCGATCGCCAGCTGCAGCGCGCGAGGGAAGTTCTCACCAATGATGCCGGTGTACGACAGCAGGCGCGTCTGCGCATTGACGATCTCGCCCGACGAGTGAATCGTCGCCTTCGCCATCTTGTCAGCCATCTCAACAAGCTGCTTGCTGTTGAAGCCAGCGGCCTGTCCGGTTGACTTCAAAGCCGCGTTCAGCTGTGCCAGTTCGTACTGGGCATTAACAGTTTCGGAAATGAACTTGCCGAGCAACGCACCACCGCCGATCGCGCCGAAGCCTTTGGCTAAGGTGGCCATGCTCAGATCTATGCTTGTAACAGAGAGCTTCGCGTCGCGGGCGGCCTGGGCAAAGCTGTCGGACATCTCACGCTGCATCTGGCGCATGGCCCGCGCCGACCGATCAGATGCCCGGGCGGCCTTGCCCAAGTCCCGCTCAAAGCTGCCTGTTTCGGCCAGCAGATCAACCGTCAGCGTATAAAGGGCCATATTCCGTCCATAAAAAAGGCCCGCACATGGCGGGCCTTAGGTAAACCGGTGGTGGGTAGATCAGTCGCTACATACGTCGGCGATGTCCTTATAGGACATCCCTTTGGCTCTCAGCTGATCTTTAAACTCGTCACTGCATGTCGCCACAACCTCTGACTTTCCCTTCTCGTCGCCTCTACTCATCCACGCAGGTCTAGCGACACTCATTTCGAGCGTAGGCGCTTTGAATTCCTCTTTGAACCCATCCTTGCACGCACTGTGCTTTGGATTGTCCACACAGAATTCTCGGACGTCGACTGGCGGGTCCCCTACCCAAGGCTCAGAGACTTCGCAACCGCCCTCCCAATAGAAGGAGCCTCGATGCGGCGTCGAAATCAAGGTGTAGGTTCTGAAGCCAACGTACCCACCAAAGCCATTTCTTGCATTCAAGATTACGCACATGCGGTAACCACAGACGTCTGAACGGCCTGGATGCCCGCGGCTCATGCAAGTGGCATATGGCCGACTGATAGCAAACCCGTACATATTCGCTGGGTCACGCAGGAGGCCTCCAATGCCCATGAATGCGGTTTCAACGGCTTCACCGTACGTTGGCGGCGCTCCGTAGCCCGGCTCCTGTGCTTGGCGCGCGTAAGCGGGCGCCCCCACGAGCAAGAGAGCCGTGAGAATTGCGTAGTTCTTCATCTCGTCCCCTGAGTTTTCCGCCCATGATGCCAGCGGCAGGAAATCGGCTCAATCGGATATCGCTACGATGGGATCTCTTCAAACTCCATGTATCCGCTGAAATACTGCCGGCTGATGTTCTCGGCCGAGGGCAGCTGAGTGGCGTGGCCGTACATCGCAGCGCGCGCGGCCAGAACCGGATCGAACGCCTTGGTCTGAATGTCGCGGTATTGCGGCACGACACATGCGCGCTGGCGCCCCGCCATCGCCATTGCCAGCGTCTCCCAGTCCGTTCCGGCCAGGCCGCCCTTGCGCACCACTGCCGTCGCGCGGCCCGACAGCGTCGCGGTCAGGCGGCGGTACACGGCACCGGCTACCGTGTTCACCTGCCCGCCCTTTGTCCGCGTGTGGGTGCTGGCGTCGATCGGCGCCACTGCCCATCCATCCGTGATTCCAACGTCCACCGTCCGGAAGATCGCGATCTCCCCCACCTCCACGTTGGCCACCGTAGTTTCGATCTGTACCGCCACACTGCTGACCGCGGCCGTGCCGGTCGGGAAGAGCCATGCACATACGGTCCCGGTCGGCAGGCGTACGGTCTGGCCGATGGCGCCCGCCGCCCGTACGGTGACGCCGGCTGGCACGTTGAGGCCCAGCACGGCCACGATGCCCGGCACAACAGCCTCAGCCAGGGTGATATTGACGGACAGCGCACCGGTGCGAGCGATGCGCGCCCGGCGTGCGGGCTTCCCGTCGAACAGCGCCGCGCCGCCGTCCGCCGTCAGCCAAGTCCCACCCACCAGCGCCACCGATTGAGGGGCCGGCATTCCATATCCGATCAGCATGCCATCAACCCCACATCGTCAGGACCACGTCGCCCGTGGCCGGGTTGCGCTCAACGCGCCGCACCAGCACTGCCTTACCCTCTTCCAGGCCGTACCTCGGGTACGTCAGCCGGCCGATCTGGCCGGGCTGGGGGGCCAGGCTCTGATCGCCGCGCACCGTCACCTGGTAGAAAAATCGCTGCTGACGGTACATACCCACCACCCGGTCGATCTCGGACTGCGCGTCAGCCGCGTTCCAGAAGAGCGAGATCACCGGATCCGCCGCGTCCGCACGGCGATAGTGCTGGTGCAGCGCCCCGCCGCCGTAGACCTGCGCGCGGAACAGCCCGGTCAGCTCGTCGCGTCGGGCCTGCGGCACGTCCACCACATCCGTGACCAGGTCCGACGCAGCCAACGCCTGCGCGTTCGGGCGGTATGCCATGCGGCGTGTCAGGTTCGGCGCGTCGTCTGGCACCGCCACCAGATCCTCGGCCAGGTCGTTGGCCGTGAGCTCGAACGCCGGAGCACCACCGAACGTCTCGGGGGCCACCACCCGGGTGAAGCGCAGCACACCGGTGGCGTCCTGGTAGCAGGCGGCCCCATAGCTGGGGAGGATGGCGTTCATGGCATCTCGACCGGTGATCGCATTCCCGGCGTAGTACCCCACGCCCGCATAGCCGGTTGCTGCATCCATCGCGGCGCAGTCGCTGCCCGACCAAGAGGTTTTGCCCAGGCGGCCCATGATGTCCGCGATCACCTGCCGCAGCGTGGCTGGGCGCTGGCCGGGCCCGACGCTTGAAAGGTCGGCAACCACCGGCGTGACCGGAGGCGACTTCATGATCAGCTGCTGCCCGTCGGGCGACAGATTAAACGTGCCCGGCTCCATGAGGTCACCGCGGTCCATCACCACATCGGCGTAGACCACGCCGTCGGCCACGAACATCGCCGTCGCATCCGAGTTGGCACCCATCGCCGGCACACTGGCGACCGCACCGATCACCACCGGTTGCGGCTTCCACGCCAATGCCGCGATGTTCGGCATGAACACGCCGCGGTTGATCGCCTTATCCAGATCGTCGTGAGCATCGCGGAAGTGAACCGTCTTGCTGCCGTCGTCGTTGATCTCGATGCGGTCCACGGTGAAGCGGAACACGGCAGCTGTGTCCGCCAGCATTCCGGCGGAGCTGCCTGCCCGGATCTGGACCGGCATCCCCGAGGCGCCGGACAGCGCCAGGCTGTCCAGCAGGCCGTCGGCGTCGAGCACGACGCACTCAGCAGCACTGGTCTGGGTCACCGGGTCGCCGCCCCAAGGCCAGAAGTTGATCTCGCTGATCAGGTTCACCCCTTCCGCGATCAGCCCCTCGTAGCGTGCGTTTGCCGGCAGGTCGCCCGGTGCAGTCAGCCAGTCCGCGTCCGACAGGCGGGTTACGGGCCCGGAGGCCGTGACCACCCTCCAGCCGGCGAGTGCAGCCGGGCCCCGCGCGTTCCACTGCCCGGCGTTCACCACCATGCACAGACCACCGGCCTTACTCGCCGCGAGGGCACCGGCGAAGTGCAGCGGGCCCGCCAATGTGATGTCGCGCTGATGTACCTGTGTGGCGCCCAGGTAGAGCTGCAGGCGGGTCGGCGTGCCAAACACCACCCGCAGGCCGGCGATGTCACCGTGCTTGGCAATCGGTAGGCCGGTGGCGACAGCCGCGCCATTCAACATCACCCGCCCCGTTCCCAGCTCCCACCCGACCCCCGCAGCCGTGGCCCCCGGGTAGGTATTGAGCGGAGCTGCCGCAGTGACAATGCCGACCACTGCCACCATCGGGTCGTCGCCCCAAACGGCGAACTCGGCCCCTACCGTTCCCGTGCTTTGCGCCACGTCCGACTTGGCCATGCGGCTGATATTGGCCGCGGCGGTGGTGGCCAGAGTGAGGCCGCCGTCTCGCACCGCCAGCAGCGGGCCGATGGGAACCGCCGCGAAGCGCCCGAAATTGTCAGCCATTCGTCATCCCAGTGAATCAAACCAGTCCTGCGCCTCGTCGTCGTCCGACCGAGGCACCAGCACGTCCATGAAGTCCTGCATGCCGCGCTTCGTGCCTCCCTGGCTGTGCGCGGCGAAGGTGAAGGCAGCGAATGCGGCCGGCTTGATGTGCAGCCCCACCGGATCGATGGGGTTTCGCTTGTGGAACTCCCACCACCGCAGGAACTCCTTGCGCGACATGGTCCCGCGCAGCTCCGCCACCGTGCGATGCAGATGGCCGGCCAGCACATGCCAGAACCAGTCCTCGCCCCGCTGCCTTAGGCGTTTCCCGCCTCGGCCTGGGCGTCAGCGGCCTTGTCACCGAAGCCCGAGTGCTTCATGGCCACCTGCTGCAGCTCGGCGGCCACCAGCGGCTTCAGCTGTGCCGCCTGAGCGTCCGTCATGACCGGCTTGCCGTTCTCGTCGCAGATGGTCGCCGCGATCAGCTTGGCGCGATCGCCGTCCTGGAAAAGCTTGCGGAACTCCGCATCCGGCAGCTCACGCACGTGGAACTGCGCCGTGTCCCCGCTGGGCAGGGTGATGGTGTCCGCATGCACGTCCTTGGAGGCGAACATGCCCAGGCTGGTGAATGCCTGTAGCACGGATTGTTCGGTGGCGCGCGTATCGGTCGCCGGGGTGTCGTTGGTCTTGCTCATGGGCCGTTTCCTGAAATGGTGGCTGGGTACGCAGGCCGCGCACGGCTAACACGCGGGGGTTCCCGCGCACCCGGCCAAAGAGAAGGCCCGCCGTAACGGGCCGAAAGAGAGAGAGAGCGCGCCGTTTATCTCGGTCAGGGATTGCCGTTGGGACGATTGGTCTTGACGGAGCCGGTGCCGCGGATCGTGATGGTTCCCTTCCAGATGTCGTTGTCGGCCACGTTCACTGCGAAGTTCTGGACGAAGCCCTGGAACTGCTTGGATACCACCGTGGTCGGCGGCGTGATCTTTCCGGCCACGGCGACCGGCTTGGGGACACCAGCCGTTTCGCTCAGCGGGGCGGCAACCAGGAAGTCCACCACGGCGCCGGTCTCGTGCAGCGCCTCGATCTTCTCGTGGTCGACCGGGTCGTAGTTGATCTCGATGGTGGTGCTACCAGTGGCTTTCCGGCCGGCGACGAACTGATCCCAGTCGTCGTCGAAGTCGGAGATATCGATCTCCGACGCCTGGCCGTCGGGGAAGCCGACCGAGCGCAGGCGGGTCACCTTGATGACTTCGGCCGCGCCGATCGCGATGAACAGCTGGGAATGCTTGGACTTCAAAACGCCCATTGCGGTTTACCTCTTGTAGAAGCCCGGTCGCCGGGCACAAAAAAACCGGCTTGCGCCGGATCAGATATAGTTCTCATCCAAGGACGAAGAAGGAATCATCGCCAATGAAAGATCAGAAAGAGAATGGACCAGACCGTGCGCCCGACCTTGCACATGCAAGCACTAAAGGCCCGAGTGATCTTCAAGCTTTAGTTGGAGCAGCAATTGCAGTCTTCGTGATTTTCTGTGGCACATCCCTCCTATACAGCAAGACATATACGTCAGACGGAACGCTGTGGACTGGCTTTAGGTTTTCTGTGGTCGTTGGTGCAGCCTGCTCCATCATTCCGGGTCTCATCCTGGGCATATTCTTTGAGCGCGGACGAACAACCTTCGTTTCAATCATAAATTCCGTCAAATCCGGCGACGCGCTCGAAATATTCTGCTACTTAGTACTTTCTTTCACGGCGCTCGTGATCGCAATGTGGATAGGGGATAGCTATCTATCTATCTCGTTCACCAAACTAGAACTTATGATCTCTCTAGTTGTCGGCGCCGTTGCTGGAGCCACCACCCTACCGTTTGCCCTATGGCACATCCTGCGGAAGAAGTCAGCGGACACATAACACGCGAACGTCGAAGGAAACGCCGAAGGCACCGGTGTCGTCGTCATCAGGCGTGGGGTTGTACGACTCGATACTGCCGTGCCGCTCCACCTCGTCACGGATGGAAACCGCAGCGGCGTTCGCTTGGCTGGCGCTCTCTCCCCAAACGGTCAGGCGCACCCGCCAGCCGTCTGCCGGCGGAGGATCGGAAAGCTGCGCCAGCGGTGACCCGCCCACGACGCTCCACGTCGCGTAGGGCAGCGTCGCGCCCTCGTGCGCCAGCCCGGGCCACACGCGAATCGGGTCGCCCAACAGCGCGCGCACAGGAGCGCTGGCCTGCAAGATCGATTGAATCGGAGGAACCATCACAGTACCCAGCCTTGCCGTTTCAGCGCGCGAGTGATCGCGATCCACGTTTCATTGATGATCGCTTGGGCCGCTTGCGGACCACGGGCTTCCGCCGAGGGCGTCAGGAATGGCTTTGCGGCCATCTTCTTGGTCCCGAACTCAACGTGCCGCCAGTAGTGCGCCCAGCCCGTCGTTTCATAGACCTTGCCGACGCGCCGCAGGCGCTGGTTGCGCTTCGTGTTCGAGTACTTGGCCTTTCGGCCTACCCGGACACCGACGGTGAAGTACTCCCCGTCCTTGCCCACTCCTGCCCGGCGGCGGTTCCTCGCATTGGCCCTGCGGACCACGATTTCGCTGGCAAGGAAGCCGGAATGCTTCACCACACGGTTCCGCGCCTCATCACGGATGATGTTGCCGCCCTTGCGCATGCCGGTGCGCAGTGGCTTCCCACGGACCTCGTCCGGCAGGCCACGCAGGGTAGTCAGCAGCCCCTTCAGGCCATACAGCTGTAGCTCTTCAGCCATCGGATACCCCTGCATCCACCATGAGGGTGATGTGGCGTCGCGCGGTAGGGTCCGGCAGCACCGCCCGGATCGCGTACACCTTGCCGTCGAAGATCACGCGCATGGTATTGAGGACGCAAGGTAGATACGGGATCTCCATCCGGGCAGTCACCTGCCCATGCTCGGCACTTGCTGCCGTGAACTCGCGCCCCGATAGCGGCACGACCTCTGCCGGGACATTGGCGCGCCAATCAACCCAGCTCTTGGTGTCTCCGCCTAGATCGTCACGGACAGCCTTGTAGTCCTGAAGGGCGATGCGATGGCGATATTTCCCGGCCATCAGTAGAGCCTCAGCCGTCGATGCGGCCAAAGTAGCCTTTCAAAAGCCTTGTCCGAATTTGCCGAGTTCGCCGCTTCGGGATCTTTGTACCGGGTGACCACCTTCAGCATCACAGCAGCTGCCACAGCCCCAGGGACCGCAACTGCCGCGCCATCGGAGTCCAGCCAAGGAATTGGCCTTTTGAGGTAGTCCGTCGCCTCCGCCTCGGCCTCAACAATCAGCCGATCGATTAGGTCGTCGTCGCCATCATGTATGACAGGAATTGCGGCCTTCGCGTCTTCACGAGTTACTACGCCCACGGGTTTTCCCCTTGTTCTCGGGAGCTGCTGCACGCGCCTTGTTCTCAGGAAGCTGCAGAAGGCCCATGCGGCTGGCGACCTCGAACGCCCGATCGGGGAGATCGTGGTCGCCTTGGTCGAACGTCTCCACCTGGATGCCGTCTGGCGACCAGCTCAGGCGGCGCTTGAGCGTTGCTTTCATTCGAACCTCCAGAGGGCGGCGGCCACGCCGCCGCCCCGATTAACGTCAGGCCGACAGCTTCAGCAGCTTGACGGCCTCGCTGTTCTCCACGAAGCCACCGACGCGCTTGGTGGTATAGAACTGGACGTACGGCTTGTTGGTGTACGGATCGCGCAGCACACGGGTGCCGATGCGGTCCACGATCGTGTAGAAACGCTTCCAGTCGCCGAAGGCCAGCGAAAGGGAATCAGCGGCCAGCTCCGGCATGTCCTCGTTCTCGATGGCCCCGTAGCCAAGCAGCTTGGAGGGCTCGCCTTCCTGCAGGCCTGGCTGCCACAGGTAGTTGCCCTCGTTGTCCTTCAACTTGCGGGCTTCGCGAAGTACCAGGTTGGACAACATGAAACGGCCGTTCTGCCGGTAGCCCTGCTTGGTGGCATAGATCAGATCAATCAGCGAGTCGCCGTTGAAGCTGCCGTCGATGCCGGATGCCACGAAACCAACGGTGCCAAAAGGACGCGTACCGTCGGGCGTGCCAGCGTTGGCGTAGGCCAGGAAGCCCTTGGGCTTGTTCTCGCCGTTGCCGGCGGTATACGCGGCATTTTCCTTCTCGTCGAAGACGATCGTGACCTCACTTGCCAGCCATGCTTCTACGTCGAAGAAGGCGTCATCGAGCGACGTCTGGGTGGCTGCCGGATTGGCGTAAATTTCGCCCATGAATGCTGCGACTGGAGCCAGCTTCGGAGTGCCAGTCTCCGGGCGCGGGTCAGTCTCGCCGACCCAACCCGAGCCAGCGCCACCCAGGTTCGCCAGTTTCTTGTAGTCCGGTGTACCGACGGTAATCACGTTGCACACCGAGCGCATGGGGTTGGATTTGCGCAGGATCTGGATGATGTTCCGATCTAACTCTTCCGGGACAGCGAATCCGCCGTCGGCGTCGTTGCCGGTGTTCACGGCCTTGGACTCGATGCCGCCTGCGTCGCCCTTGCGCATGAACTTGGCAAAGCCCTCCTTGTACTCGGCCGCCTCCTTGCTGGGCTGCCCGACAATGCGATTGCCCTTGGTTTCGACGTCGTCCAGTCGGTTCTTGAGCTCTTCGACGCGCTCGAGCGCATTCTCGATCTTGGAGAGCTTCTGCTCGACGTCAGCCACCGACTCGCCCTTCGCCAGTTTTGCGAGGCGCTCGTCGTTGGTTTTCTTAAATTCTTCGAAGGCCGTGCCCAGGCCATCGATTGCATTCTTCAGTTCGAGATCCATTACATTTTTCCTCGTAGGATGTTGGCCAGATTTGCAACTGCTTTTGCCCCCTCAACATCCCGTTGAGTCGTGGCGTTTACGCGAGACAGGAACGTCTTCGCTTCGGATTGCGACATCCCGCATACCTCGCGCAGGTAGGACTCGCAGTCGCGGACGGTCTTCAGCTCCTGGAGCTGTTTGACGGACGTCACCTGCGCGGCGGCATTGGCAGGGAAGGTGACAATCGAGTTTTCCCAGAGGTCGACGCGCTTGAGCGTGCGGATACCGGACACCCTGTCGAAGCTGTCCTCTCGGGTGACGAAGCCGATGGAGATACCCGTTACAGCGCCAATCTTCATCAGCGCGTGGGCTTCCCTTGCCCGGACGACGTCGGCAACAGGCAGCGAACCCTCTATGTAGAGGCCGACGGAGTCTTCTTGGAGCTTGGTGTGGACCCCAATCGGCTCGCCGCTACGGTGTTGCCAGAGCACGGGCGGCATTTTCCCCCGCTGATTCCATTCAGCGATCGACAGCGCGAAAGCTCCAGGTGCCACTACTTCGTCGTAGGAATCCTTGACGCCAAAGACGGAGGCGTAACCGGAGAACGTGCCGTCATCGCCGGCCGACTTGATCTCAAACGGTACGGTGAGGTGTTTCAGTTCCATGTGGTCTCCAGAAACGAGAGAGCCCGCTTTCGCGGGCTTCGTTCAGGTGTTGGATTTGGGTTTGGGAGGGGCTTGGCCGTTGATCAGCATGTTCATCGGGGTCAGGAAGATGTCCCCGCCCTCGCGAGGGTTCCAGTCCTCTAGGTCGCGGATCTCGTTGGGTGAAATCGCACCATCCTGCATCAGCGAGTGGTAGTACGCCGCTCGCGCGGCCATGTCTCCCCGCAGGAGAGCGTTCACGTTGAACTTCAGGAAGCCCGACGCCCACTGGGCGCGCGGCAACAGCGAAACTCGAACACGCGCCTCGATCGCCACTAGGTACGGCATCAGGCAATCTGTCACGAACTCCTGCGCCTGATGCTCGATGTTGGAGAAGGTGGCGTGCTCCAAATCGCCGATCTTGTGAGGCGGAACACGGAATAGACCAGCCATCTCGCTGCGGTTGAGCTTTCTTGCATCGATGTACTGAGCCTGCTCGTTGGTCATGGAAACCGGCGAAAACTTCAGTCCGGCCTCAAGGATGGCTACCTTGAATGCGTTCTCCGCGCCGCCGTAGGTCCCCTGCCAAGAGTCTCGGATCCGTTCATATGCTTCGTCGGACAGCGTGCCGTCCGTCGACAGCACGCCGGAGAGCTTGGATCCATTCTTGTAGCCGGAGCTGCCCATCTGAGCGCCAGCAATCCCCTCTCCCAGCGTTTCCCGCATGTAGCTGATCGGGTCCAGACCGCGCACGCCGTCCAGGCTGAACACACGGACGTGGAAGACCTCGTCCTGTGCAAGAACGGCCCGCCTGCCGTCCGGGAAGGCAACCTCATAGACGAGCGACCAATCGGACCTGAGCTTAGGGATGACCGAGTCAGGGTGAAGGGGAAGCAATTCCCGCAGTTCACCTCGCACCACGTTCTTCCAAGCGTAGAAGTTGCCGCGGGAGGCCAGGCATGCGCCCGTCTGCGTCCAAAACTCTACCGCCGTCTGAAAATCGTTCGGTGCAATGCTCAGTAGCGTATGGAGCCGGTTCTCTGTGTCCTTATCGCGCGCCTTGCCCTTTTTCCTGTAGAGGGCCACTGGAAGCATTCCGATGCTCTCCGCGATCACTCTCACGCATGAGGCAAAAGGGGAGAACTGCATCGCGCGTCGCGCTGAGACCGCCACGCCGGCCGCGGACGCGCCGCCGCCGAGCAGCTGCGCGAGCTTGTCGGACGAGTCGATCGCCGCGGGCATGGCCGATTTCGTGCCGAGGATGCCCATCAGTCGGCCCCATAAACATCGAAATCGGTATGCGCGTCAACGACTAAGATGCGGGCCCCAGGAAAGGTACGAACGAATTGCTCGCGCATTTCCTGCTCACGTCTGGCCGTCACCGGCGCCGTGGTCCTCACTACCACCAGGTCGCCCCGACGCACTCGAATGGCACCATCTGAGGGACGCTTGTGGAACTGCAGTGGCGCGCGGCGAAGGCGAGACGCGAGCCATGCTTTAAGGGAGTGGAAGTTCATTACAGGCTCCTAAGGCCCCGGCTTTCGTAGGGTGAGGCGGCCGGGGCCTCGTTAAGCATCGCGCGGCCCATTGCCATGATCAGCGCCACGGCGCCGTCGATCTTGTTGTCGTTCGATTCCTTGCGCGGATAGACGTGATCTTTTGCGTCTACCCTGGCAACCACGTTGCCCATCATCCAAGTCATTGCCGCATTGCCGTCGTGCCACAGGCGCCGAGAGATGATCAGTGCCTCGACCTCTTTCATCGGCTCGGACAGGTTCCGGACCGACTGTGCCATTTCGACCACAGGCAAGCCTTCCTGACCCAGCCGCGTCATCAGGTAGGCCGCCTGCGTAGGATCGAATGCAATGTCTTGTATCTCGATGCCGCGCGCCGCCAGCTCCCTGAGTTCTTCCTCGATGAAAGCGTAGTCGGTCATGTTTCCGGGGGTAGACACCATCAGTCCTTGAAGGACGAATAGCTGGTAGCGCTCGCTCTCCTCCACGGCCGATTCCGGCACATAGAACCTCGGCACCACGTGGTAGCCGCCGTCCTTCTCAAACAGCAGGACCACTGCGGCCACGTCCAGCTTGGAGGCCAAATCGACGCCCACCCAGCAGCGGCACCCTTCGAAATCGTCCAGCTCAAAAGAGCGCGATTGCCGCTGCCACGCCAGCATGTTCATCCACGCGAGCTTGGCACCCACCCAGTCGTTCAAGTGCTTGGTGCGGAAGGCGCTCTGCTTGCTGGCAGACCGTTTTGCCTGCTCCAGCTGCGCCAGTAAGAATTCTTCGAAGACCGAAACGCCATAGTTGGGGTTGGCCTTGCGCAGGCTCGCCGGATCGTCCCACCGATCGCCCTCGTCGATGCCGAAGATCATCCCGAAGATGGTTTCGTCGGTGACCTCGCCTTCCAGAATTCGGATCACGTCGCGCCGCTTCTCGTAACACGGCCCGCCCAGGTTGGTCCCGGCGGTGGTGATGATCCCCAGCAAGGGCTGCTCTCGCGCGCCCATGCCAGTCTGCATCGCATCGACCATGTGGTCGGTGTCGTGCTCGTGGTATTCGTCCACCAGCGCCGCGTGCGGGCTGGACCCGTCACCTGGCTTGCCGATCATTGGCTCGAACTTCGACATGTCCTCCATGACAAACATGGAGCCGGGGTTCTTCGGGTTGCCCGACTGCTCGATGCCGAAACGCGCACGCAGCGCGGGCATCTTCTGGACCATCTGCCAAGCCGGCCGGTACACCTCGAAGGCCTGCTTTTCGCTGGTCGCACCCGAGTAGATCTCGGCACCGGCCTCGCCGTCGGCCGCGAACAGGTACAGGCCCCGTGCAGCAAGGCGCAGCGACTTCCCGTTCTTTCGGGGGATCTCTTCGTAGGACTCGCGGAACCGGCGCATGCCGGTGGACTTGCGGACCCAGCCGAACAGGTTGCACTCGATGAAGTGCTGCCACGGCTCGTACACCAGTCGCTGTTTTTTCGCCGCCCACTTGCCCTTCGTGTGGGGCATCAGCTCTTGGAACTTGACCGCGCGATCGGCCTTAGCCGCGTCGTACTTATACGGCCAGTCTGGGCCCGTGCGCTTCAGGTCCTCCAGAAACCGCTGGCAAGCTAGGATGATGTACCGTCCGGCCGGAATCTTCCCGGCCACCACGCTGCGTGCGTAGGCCTTGGCAGATTCGCTCGGGGTCATGCATCAGAACTCGTCGAATGGATTGCCCTCCCGGGGCTTCTCGGTCCCGAGCTTCTGGCGATCCGCCGGCGTGAGGCCGAGCCGCGCCAGGCAGCCGATCAGGTGCGAGTACTTGGCCGCCTTGAAGTCGGCGCGGTTGGCGCGGAACTCAGCGAGCAGTGACGCGGCCACCTCCATGACGAACCGGTCGGCGCTGGTCAGCACCCCTGGCAGCGAGCACTTGTCCAGTTCCTTCCAGACGTCGACCACGTCGGCGGGCAGGTGCCCCGGCGGCTTGCCGAGTGCCTTGCCCGTGGTCGGGGCGACCTTCTTGTAGCGCTGGGGGTTCTTTTTCTCGGCCCCTTTTAGCTTGGCCAGCTCGGCCGGCTGCTTGTGCCTCGCCATCGGGGCCAACCTCGAAATTCAAATTCTGTGGAAATGCCACCAAAAGAGGGCGCGCGTATCGCGAGGCGTTCAGCCTCAACTTTCACCCTCCCCCCTCCCTTGGCGACCTCCGCCGTGGAACGCGTCGCGGCCGTTAGGGTTCCACGCGGGCCGCCCGAACCCGCCGTTCTCGCGCGCGGTCTTCGCGCTGTGGCAGGACCTGCAGAGGGACTGGTGGTTGCCCGGGTCGTTGTTGGCGTCGTCGCCGTCGATGTGGTCTACATCCGTTGCCGCCTTGACCATGCCCAACGCAGAGCAGTGTCGGCACAGCGGCTCACGCGCCAGGTGGGCGGCCCGCATCTTTCGCCATGCGGCCGAGTTGGTCGGCAACGCCCTTCGCGTCTGCCGCCGCCTCACCTGTCGTGCGTCTTCCTTATAGGGCTTCCAGCCGGTCGGCCGGTGCTGGGCGGGCCTCGTCGGCATCAGTACGGCTTCCCGTCCATGTCGGTGCGCTGCGGCTCTGCCGCGGCGTCGGCGTCCGGCACTGGCACGCCGACCTCTTCGCCCAGCAGCAGCACGACCGACTGCGTGAGCAGTCCGATCTGTTCAGCCTGTTGAGCGATCTGTCGTCCCTGCTCCACGATCGCGGCGTGCTGCTGCTCGGCCAGCGACAGCAGGCGGTCTATGCGCTCGTCCATCAGAACTCCTCGATGGCCCAACCGCCGCCGTCCCGCTTCGGCTTCGCCCGGACCGCAATGAAGCGCATGGGGTAAAGCGCGGCAGCCATCTTGATCTTGACCCTGGCATCGTCCATCCAGAAGCCCTTGACCTCGTGCAGCTCCATCACGCCATCAGCGGCTAGCACCGCAAAGTCGGGCGTGTAGAACATGCCGTCAGCCAGGCGCAGCTTGATGCCCTCGAACTTGTGCCA